GGTAACACTTTGATCCACCGCCTGACGGAATTTGTCAATCTCTGTGAAGGTTTCTCCGAAGCTGGTTCCAAGTCCCTGCACATAGCTGCTGATTGTGTCATAGTCCATTTCAGCAAGTCCGAACCCACCTTCGAAATCCGCTTCTTCCAGTTTCTCAACGCCTGCCACAAGAGAAGTCAAAGTAACAAGTCCGAGTCCGATTGCGCCTGCAGGTGTTAAAGCTGTTCCGATAATTCGGAAAGCCGCTCCGGCCGTAAGAAGGGCCGGCCCTGCTGCAGCGAGCACTTCCGCACCGGACACCAGGGCGCTGAACGTTCCTTCGTCCAGGTTAGAGATGCTGTCTACGATATCCCCCAATCCACCGAGTGCATCTTCTAGCTGTCCGGACAGTTCCTCTCCGACAAGCTGTTTTAACCGCTCTACTTTACTTTCAAACGTCTCAATCTTGCCATCGAGAGAATCCATCATCGTTTCTGCTGCGTATTCTCCGTATCCTTCTGCATCTCCGCCCTTCATGGCTTCATACAGTCCATCGTACCCATCTGCTGCCCCCCGCAGCAAAGTAAGTGCTTCTGTGATCGTACGTGTTGGGAAAATCGCCGCAAGCGTTTGAAGTGCATCTTCGTTCTTGTCGATGTTGTCAAATCCGCCTGCGATATCTCCAAGTGCAAGATAAAGTTCACGGTATATATCCAGTGTGCTTTTCAGGTTTCCTTCGGTATCATAGGCACTGAACCCATGTTCCGCCAGTTCCGCATTGGCTGCCGCCAGGGACTCGTCTTCGAGAATTGAAGCAGTTTCTTCGCTTGTTGCGCCAAGCTCTGCCATTACTTCTTTTGCCTTATCCGTCGGCGCGATCAGACGCATCATGGAGTTACGGATCATGGTTCCTGCTTCGCTTCCGGTCGTACCGGCATTTGCAGTCACCGCAATCAGGGTCATAAGTTCTTCTGTATCCCCCGCAAACCGCATGGTGCTTCCCATTTTCAGCATCGCTTCGCCGAATTCACCTATTGTGCTGGCGCTGCTGTTTGCTGCGAATGCCCACAGGTCAATGAAATTTGACATATCTTCAAATTCAACGCCTGCAGCGTTCGTAGCCTTCACAATATAGTTTACAGCTTCCGACAGATCTAAGCTGCCCGCCTGGGCAAGCTGCATTGCCGCCGGGATTCCTGACATGATCTGGTTGTAATCCCAGCCGGCATGTGCCGCCTCTGATATTGCATTTGCAACGTCGTTCGTGTGGAAAATTGATGTTGCTGCCCATTCCGTCGCCGAAGCGTCCAGCTGGGTCATTACCGTGGATAACTCTTTCGTGCTTCTGCCGTAAGTCGTGGATAATGCTACTTCGGCATCTTTCATGCTTTTTTCATAATCACGGTATACCTGTACGGAATCTTCCCCGAATTCAATCAGTTCCTGGCTGAGTCCATCAACCAGAGATCCCAATTCAGTCAGAGTAGCTCCGACCTCCGAAAAACCGCTTCCCGTTCTCGCGTTTATCGCGATAATGGTTTCCAGCGTCTGTGCCAAGTTATCACCATCCCTCTAGTGGCATTAGATTTTGCATATAATTCTTCCGGTTCCGTCTTTAAAATAAAAGAAATATACCTTTTCTCCTGTTGCGTACGTAGCGTCATTGATCGGTTTCAGAGGTGGAGTTTCGATGCCTTCCCTGTCCAGTGATGTGATCGTGTACCCACCATCCGAAGCCGACAATATCTCGCCCCGTTCTATGGACGCATTTGCTCTTTCCATGCTCCGCCTCCCTTATTCGATTGTTGAAATGTTTCTGTACAGTTTCGCGACAGACGTCAAGTTGACAAAATCGTGTTCTGCCTCCTCAATCGTCCATTCTCCCGTTGCGTCCGTATCACCATCGATATCTGCTCGAACCATAGCAGTAAATCCCGGATTGAATTCATTCTGCACGGTCACACTTTCGCATTGCCTGTTCATTTGAAGCAGCTGCGATCTGGCCCATCGTCCGGCCTGTACTTCGTTCAGAACCGGCATGTCCATGACCAACGTAGCGTGTGTTCCGGATATAGAAGTATCTGTTGCCGTTGCTTTTGCATAAGGAGATCTGACGATCAGAGCCTTATATTTCGAACCATTGCGCCGGTACTGAGTCCCCGTCTGCTGTGAATCTAAATACAGTGTCTGTGCTGCCGTCTGTCCCTGTGCGTACTGAATCCCGATAGCGGTATACTTCCCGTTCACACATTTCAGAATTGCCCCTTCAAGCAGAAGCAAGCGTTGCAGGAAGGCTGCGCACCCCTCGTTTTCTCTTTCGATGTAAGGGATAACTGTGTCTGCTTCGATCCCGAACAGCTGATAGTCCATTCCGGAAGACATCGCGCACGCTCTCATGATTTCCTCAATCGTTTTGTTGATAAAGCTTTTGTTCGCCTTGTTCCTTGCCTTGCATGGAAGCGATGTTGCGAGGATCCTGTATTTTCCATCTTCCGGGAGAATCGTGTTGACATACATGATCCCGCTCTCATAGCCGTTATGTGTCACATAAATCTGGTCGTCCTCTGCCGGCCCCCAACTATACCATCCGGCAGCGTTTTCAAACTCCAGTTCCAGGCTGTCGCAGCGTTTCCCGGATCCGTCCCGGACTACGCATTTTCTGGTCTGCACCATGTCCGTAATGTCCGTACCCTGATAAAATATGTTCATGCCGCAATGTCTCCTTACCTGGTTTTAGCGGCAGCGTTATGCTGCCGCTGCCTTTATTGTTGAGTACGCTTTCTCATTACGCTGCAGATAGCAGTGTAAATATTGTAGAAGCGCGTAATTTTCATATCCAAAAAATCTCTGATCGACGTGTGCGTCACCATGCCCGCAGTAATTACCTTTTCGAGATACGCATTCGTCCCGCCCGCGTCGATGCGGTGAAAAAAATGGTAGCAAGCTGTACACCCTCTACAGCATCAGTCACGCCGATTCTTTCGATGATGTCCCGCATGTCCACATCTTCTGTTTGTTTTGCCGCAGCCTTTGCAAAAAGGGCGAGGGCCTGCCGGTATGTGATTTTGTAGATCTGCATAGCATTCGGATCTGAATCCATAGCGTCTGTGTATTCCATTCCGGTAATCTCTGTGAAGTCATACGCAAGTTCTGTAATTTCTTTGTCGTTGGCCAGAATAGGTGTTTCCAGTCTCAGCCTCCCCTTACCCTGTCCCATTGCTTCTTGTGCTTCCTTGCTCTTTGCCCGTCTCTCCTCGGCATTTTTTTTCAGCTGTTCAAGCAGCTTCTCTCTTTCATTTTTTGAACTTTCTTCTGTGGCTTCCGCCTGATTTTCTGCATTGATATTTTCCATGTGGTTTCCCTTTCTTTAAAAAACAAGAATGCGCGATCGCTCGCGCATTCTTGTCTGTCAAATGTTTTCCTCTTTATTTCAGCATATTGGCAACGGTATCCGTGTAGGCCTTGCCGTTGTACTTGATGATTCCTGCCATTGCATCAACGATCACAGTAACTTTTCCGTTCACTTCTTCTTCATAGCGCAGGACGGAATACTTCTCCGTACTTCCGAAAGGAGATCCTGTTTCGATATCTCCCTTCTGAGTCTCAGCATGCACGCCCGTCAGTCTGTATTTCACGGATTCGTGTTCGATCTCGCCTTTAGCTACGTTATAGCGCTGGCGCACAGTACGAAATTCCTGTGTATGTTTACCGGGGGTTGCAAGCAGATTACAGTTCACGCCATTGTTATGCGTGATGGTATAGTCCATGGCATCAATATGCGTTGTATTTGGCATATCCACAGCCATAGCCATTCCGGCAGCGTCAATGGTGGTGGTCGGATGTTTGATAGTCGGCAGTCCTACCTTGGTTACATCCTCGATGGTCTTTTTATTGTCGATCAAACGATGATCTTCAACATTGTTGTATACTTTCTGTGGCATTTATATCCCTCCTTTTCCCTTATTCTGCGCCGCCGGACGCATCCTCGAAATAGGTTGCAAATCCATCATCAGTCCAGTTGACTACAGCAGTCAGGCTCTTGGCGAGCGGTGTGGTTGTAATGTTAAACGTGAAGGAATAATCGCCGTTCAGGATGTCGCTCTTTGCCTGCGCGTCTGCATTCAGGTACACTTCGCCGTAGGTAAGCGCTCCAATGTTCAGAAGCGCGTCAATACGGGTCTGTTCCTCCGCCACGATAGTCTTGATATCGTTCGGGGTAAGTGGCTGGTCTACATCCGGCGTACGTCTATGCTGGAAGTCATTGCTGATGTAATACAGCATCATACGGTTGGTCTCAGCAACGTTAATCTGCGTATTATTGTCCTGGCTGTAGTCTGCGCTGTGTGCGCCCCAGATAGCCCATCTTCCGCCAACGTATGCAGCGCTTGCAATGCCGTTCTTATTCAGCTTTTCATTGATAATGCTGTCGTCGAAGATACGTCCCTTATACTCCTCTCCGAGATACAGATTCTCGATCAGGGAACACTCCGTGTTGCTGGCACTTCTGTACGGAATTCCGTCTGCTTCAAGAAGAAGCTCCTGGAAATTGGCTGCCGCCAGTACAGACAGATGATATTTGTTTCCATCGATGCCCTGGATGATCGGGAAGAATACCGTTTCGTTCTCATGCGTGTATCCGTTTGCGTTTTTGAATGTTTTTGCCGTATCCAGTGTGATTGCTGTATCTTTGTTTGTGATCGGAAGATCAACGAACATGTATACATCCCAGTGATCGTTTACCTTGACACTGTTCTGGTACATGGCACTGTGTACAGCCGGAATAGACGAAAATCCAGGGCAAACGAGGAAGGACGGAATATAGCCGGTAACCTGGTATACATCCTTGATTGCGAAAACTCCCTTGTTCAGTCCAAGTCCGTCACTGGAACCGATTACATCATCTTCGGTAACCTTGCTCGGGTCTACCGTATCGTAAGTGATTGTAAGCTCTTCTGTTCCAAGTTTTCCGTTTGAGACTTCGGAAATCGTGATGGTCTGCTTGTCAATATTGTAAGATACGGTATAGTCCGTATTTTTCTCCTTAGTTGCAGAACCTGATTTTACAACGATGCTGTCAACGATGATGCTCTCTGCGCTCGGAATAACAACACGTCCATTCTCAGGTGTCTTTTTGATGTTTCCTTTTTCTGATCCCTTATGGGCAGTCAAATCAAGGACATTGATAAATACAAGAGGCCCTACCCCTTTATTTTCCAGATGGATGTGCATTGCTTCACAAAGCGTGTAGCTTGCGAAATCTTCGGAATAACCGAAATATTTCCGTGCCTCTGCAATATTGTTTACCACAATCGGCACGTTCACGTTGCTTGCCCCGCCCTCTACCATCTGGATCGGTGCAGTTCCGACATATACAATAGCGCTCTCGCTCTCGTCGGCAGTTTTGGTGCCGACAGCATTGATCTGGCCGTATGCGCCATGCAGATAATCTGCCATGTTTTTCTCCTCCTTTTACAGTAAATATTGTGTGACTGATTGATTCGATCCTTCTTCGGCATAGCATCCGAACGAACAGTTCACGAATCCGTAATAGATTGGTCTTCTATCCACGACATAGCTCTGATCTGTATACAGGCTGTATGTCATGGTTGATTCTTCCAGGAACAGATCTGTTTTGGGGATAATCTTTTCCCCCAAAAGTCCCTGTATGCAATCGTCCATCCAGTTGAGCAGTGTGAGCAGTCCCTGTTCTGTGCCCTCCTCAATGAGGGACATATCAAGGCCTTTCCCTTTTTCGTCTACACTGTCAACAAAGCCTGGCAAGCGAATACCAGGCTCATATACACTGAATAGAATGCTCACAGACAAGTGCTGTCCCATATCCGGCGGTCTATGGACATTGTTGTGGCGATCGAATCGTTTTTCCTCCATGTACTTCGCGTATGCCTGATTCGGCATAATGATAATTCCTGGGCATACACTGATCGGGTCTTCTCTCAGTTGCCCCGTGGAATCCATGCGCGCCGGTGCCCACGCCAGATAGCAGCGCGGTTCCTGACGTACGATCTTGCTGATGTCCATATTGGGCGCCGGTGCTTTCATTTCTCTGCCAGTGCAAAGGTTGTCCGTTACCCAGGCTTTTAAACCGGTAAGTCTTTCGCTTGTACGCATTACATCATCTCCCTTGGGTCAAGTGCCGTCAGCGTAATATCCAGCATCCCCATATTGTTTGCTACTTCCAGGATTTTCATGGACCGTCTGTCAAACATAACATGCGTATTCGGCTCCGGTTCTTCGGCTCCCGGAAAGTCAGCAAGCGGGGTGTGGATCAGGATGCTTCTGGTATTGTTATCCCATGAAATATCATTCACGTTGTTGTTCTTTCGTTTCAGTGCTTCTTCATCGTCCGGAACGCACTTGATTTCATTTCCATTCCAGTAATGGATTTCTCCGAAATGGTCCAGGTTCATAAAGCATCTTGTGATGTCGCTTGCTATGCGATCTTTTAAAGACATGCTTACTCACCTTTTTCGTTCGATTCAGTCTGCTTTTTTCCGTCCTTCTCGGATTTTTTCTTCGGCGAAAGCACGGCTTTTCCCTGTTCGATCAGACGTGCCCCGTAGCTGTCGTTTACCTCTACAACCTCTCCGTCTTTTAACATTTTGACATTCACTCGTTTTTCCCTCCGTTTGTCTTCTTTTTGGCGGTCGCTTTGGGTTTGCGCGCCGTTTTTTTCGGTTCTTCCGGTGATTTCTCAGCCGCCTTCTCCGTTGGTTCCTGCACGATTCCGGCCATGACGTCGATTTCCGGCGCTTCCGCTTCATCGTCAGCCTCTGTTTCTTCAACTTCCGGATCACCGGCCGGTTCTTCCGGTGGTTCTGCAGCCGTATCTTCCGTCTGGTTATCTTCCGGATCCTCGGCTGGTTCTTCTGCAGCTTCGTTTTCCGGATTCTGAATTG